AACATTACAAAAATAAAATAAAAAACAAATTCAAAATAAAATATCTTTTTTGATAAGATATCTTTAACAAAATTTTAAAAATATTAAAAAAAGTATAACATAAAATTATAATTCTGTAAAAGTAAAAAAAAAAAGTTCAAACAAATTAAAAAAAAGGATATCTTTGTATATTTTTTGTTAAAATCCTTAACAAAATATTAACAATTTATTTACTCTTGTTTTGTATAAATCTTTTGTTGAGTATTTACACTATGTCCTCGAACTTTTGAATCTTTTTCCATATCTTTGTAAATTTCCTTTTTATTAGCATATTTACTTGATAAGAACGCTTTGGTTAACATAGTACTCCCTAAACTCTTGCCCATATATTTATTACTATATTTAATCAATATTTGTGATATCATATTTCTTGAATATGGTTCTCCATCCATCTTTTTGAATAAAACTCCATATCCATTTCTTTTAATATATCTCCTTAATAATGATTTTAATGCGACATCTTCAACTTCTATAATATTTTGTCCATAAGTTTTATTTGTTTTATAATCATTCAAAACTAATTTCATATCTGTTCTTGAATTGACTAAATAATTAACACTATTATCCTTTATATTTTTATAATCACTACCTTTTATTGCTATCATTCCAGCTATATCATTTCTCAAAGGTAGTTTATGATATATACTAAACATTACATACGCTTGGTATAGTTCGTTTTCCGTTTGTGACATAGGTACAGTCGCTTTTAAAAGAGGCTTAATCTCAACTTCAATCTTACTTATCATTTTTTCGATTTCTTCGCTATTTGTGAAATTACTTTTCTGCTTTGATGATATAATACCAGATTCTTGCTCTTTATTATATTTATCTGAATATTCTTGTAATTTTTTACTATAATCATCAATTATATCTTTTTTAGCATCTATTGCTCTCAAATATACAATTACAGCAGTTATGTAATTCTTTTGCGTAGTAAAATGAAGGTCTTTAAGTTTCTCATAAACATCCGCTGGACTATTCAAAAACTGGAAAGAACTTTCACCAAAAAGAAGTCTTAACTTATGTAAGTTTTTAGTATATATATTTAGTGTAGATTCTTTTATTTTATCTCCTTTATATTTTCTTATTGCTTCCATTATATATATATAATATTATATATTTTAAATAAAATTTATGCGAAATAGCAATCCATTTTACCTCCTTCAATAGTAGCAACCTTCAATAACTCTAACCATACACGGAGAGTGTAGTTAGTTCCACCCGGAACAGTAGTTTTATATATCAAATCAATACCCTTATTATTAACTCTCTCTCCACGATTGAGGCGAAAGGCTGTCCAGCGGAAACGACCACCAAGACCATTAAGAACTAATCTCTGCTCGTGTCCTTCAAATTTTGAGTTGGTAATTCCACTCTTGATATTAGCACCACCGCCACTTCCGGGGGCAGCAGAACCCGGATTATAATACTCATCACGAGATATCATAGGAATACCACCTTCGGCGTGAGCGGTAGTCTGGAAAAGCATAGCATCATTACTGCGGTCTACCGAGAATAAATAGCGGTCATTATATAAGAGATTGGTGGTGAGTTTCTCATCATTATCCGATGGACAAGCAGCAACATATCCATTCAACATACTATCCGATATTAGATTAGAATTTGGTTGGAGACCAAAGAAGAGCTTTGATACTAGGCGACCATTACCACCAACAGCGAAGGTTAAATTAGAGAACTCTGTTTCATCACCAGTTCTCTTCGCAAGTCGATAATCTTCGTACTGGAATACTAATTTAGGATTCTGTGCGGCATATTGAGCCATAATAGCACCATCATAGGAGATAGAATCATAAACTAATTTAACTTGGGATTCTGTGATATCATATTCAACAGCAAGCGTTTGGCCCTCTGCACAGCACATACGAATAGAGTTTGATGCTCCCGCGAGTGAAGAAAGAGTATCTTGGAAAGTAATATCAATATGAATCTCCTCATCAATCATAAATGCTGGGAGCTGGTTAGTCTTCAAGAAGGGGAAAAGGTCTGATAGGTACACCGAGTATACTGGGGCTTCGGCAACAGTAGAAGGATTTGAAGAATCGTGGACTTGGAAAGGCAAGAGTTGCATAGGTAAAGCACCAGCACCATCGTGAGCTGAATTACGACCTAAACCTAATCCATAGCGAGAAGCACTATTGGGTGTATCATCCGCTGGGTCAAAGTGACCCGCACCCGGTGCTCGGTCTTCATAGTAGGGTTGGTGATTAATACATCTCTGCGACAAATACTGCTCTCTCTCCTTATTATTCTCATTAGACACAAATAGGGATTGGTATGCGTGGTAATGACCATAATCCTCAATAGAGCAAATCTGCTTATTACCGACTAAAAGTTGGGCGGATTTGATTAGGGAACTAACCCCAATATTTAAAGGATAGAAAGCACGAGTAGTAGTCTTGGGAGTGACACCAAGAGTTATCTTACTATTAGAGTGAAGGAAACCAGCAACACGTTGGAGAGTAAATCTTACTCTCTTCTGCGAGAAAGTGACTGGGTCGATCACATCGGTTGTAAGAGTCTGACCATAGGATGTGGGAATCTGTCCTATTTTCATAAGGTCTGGAATGCGGTCTTCTGTAACATCATTCTGCTGGGTCATAGCATCAGTTTGGTTATCCATTTTATAATATTAGTTATAAAATAAATTTGGAAAAAAAATAATATTTTTAATTATTGTATAGTTATTAATCTATACTAAAATCAATTATAAAAAATGTGTCAGTTTCTGTTACTTTATGTTTTACTTCTTTTTCTTCTTTTTCTTCTTCTTCTTCTTTAAATACTTTTTGTTTGTAATACCAATTTTTTGTTCTAATATTTGCTTTTTCACGATTTCCCGGTCTATTTATATATTCCTTATAATAATTCTTATAATATTCTTTATTATTATGATATCTTTTATTTAATCTTTTATTGTGTTTTAATCTTTCTGTGTCATATTTTTCCGGATTATTTACTTTTAAATTTTCATAATACTCTTTTCTTTGCTTATTTAAATAATCTCTATATTTCCTATATTCTTCGGGATATTGATTCTTAAAATATTCTAAATATTCAGTTCTTGTACTATATTCATCCTTAAATCTATCATTTGAATATTTATAATAAAAATCCTTCCATTCCATAATAACTATTATTATATAATATATTTAAATATTTACTGTATGACTTGTATTCCAGCCATAGCATCATAGGCAACAACAACCTTACTCTTAACAAATAAGTATGCCGATACTGGATTCCCATCTGCAAGACCATTAGTCATTTGGATGGAGAACTGGGCACGAGAGAAATCAACACCCTCCGAATCCAACATATCGTATAGGACTCCTACGCCATATAATCCTCCACACTCCGGCATAAGTCGGTATCCCGTAGCGGCATTAGCGTTAACTGTGAAACTTCTGTTAGAAACCAAGGGACCAGCACCAGTTCTGTTATGCTGGGATTCTGGGATGATAGAGTGTAAGAAACTCTTAATTACTTGTGCATCAACCACCGTAGTCGCATTATTGCTTGAATCATAAACCGTATCAACCTCAAATGCCGAGGGAAATCTCTCACCATTGCGAAGGAAGGAAATTGTTTCTAAATTTGCGAGTGAGCCGTCTGCTTGACTAGGCATATAGGTTAAATAACCATCTTGCGATAAATTATTCACAAAAGAACTCGGTACAAAATTAACAAAAGCACCAAGAACCTTGGATAATCCAAGATTGTAATTAATAATAGAGTTCGTAGATTCTAATGTGGAGAAATACGAGCTAATAGAGTTGAATGACCAAGCACCTTGGTCGGGAGACTGGTCCCCAACATCAACTTCACAAGTAAGTTCAACACTAGTTAATTCATAGAATGCTTCCGATATATTGGTAAGAGTTCCATCACTTGAATAGAAGAACTGGGAGTCCGGTGCTAAATGAATCTCTATCTCCAAGGGGACTTTTGATAAGGGTAGTTTATCAGCACCAAGGGTCATTCCGGATGGTAGTGGGATAGAGAAGGGTGATTTCCTAACATTACGAACAACTGTATCTCTAAATACTCGGTAGTTAGAGTTAATCAAAGCACTCTCCGATAAGTGACCAGTCTGGTCTTGAAGACCACTCATAACCGGTAAGAAGGAGGACATAAAGCGACCATAGTGTCTTATATGTTCAAGCACTTGCTTTGTCTCTGCGTGGCGAAAGACTAACTGGTCTATGATACCAAATGCACCCAATTTGTGGGATGCTCTTAACTCGGGAGCAACAGCATCTGTGGGGTGAGTAGTTCCCGCAGCATTACTCCATATATTTAAATCACCAGAGAGTCTAACAGTATCTAAATCTAACATAGCATCTTGACGACCAAGAACTATCGTTAGAATAGGATTACCTCCCTTGTGGCTAATCTTACCAGAGGCTGGAACATTACTTGGCTGAATAGTAAGGTATTTCTTTTCAGACATTATACTTTACTAAATAAAAAAAAAATAATTAAAAAAAAATGTAGAAAATTAACAATTTTTATAAATTTATCGCAGATTACCTTCGATTTACAGAGAAACAACAACTGAATCACCCTTAACACTAATTCTGCGGATATGATATATGAAAGCCATAAGGAGTTTATCATTTGTAGGTGGTACATCATCACCAGCAACAGTCTTCTCATTATATAAGAGCTGTAACTGATTACTCTTATTATTAAGATTCATCACCCCATCATTAAGTGCATATGCCCTCCCAATACAGAAGTTACGGTTATAGTCAACAAAAGACCGAGGGACGATTTTGGCTTGATTTAAACTTTTTTCTAATTCTATAAGAGGCTGTGCCGAAATACTCTTACCACCATTAATTTTAGAGACTTCTATTGGTCTTGAAGGGACTAATTTATCATCTATCATAAACTGATAGGAAGTGAGGTTGTCTATAATACCAACTTGACCACTTCTAATAGATTTAAGCCTCCCATCCATAGCAAGTGTCTCTTCATCATAACTAGCAGAACCAGAGATTAATTGTGCAGTATTATAGACCTTCGCATCCGTAGGAACAATAATACAAGCCTTCGCACGAGTATTAGAGACTGCGAGATTCACAGTAGCATTCCTATTACTTGCTAATAGAGAGTGTTTGTAATTAGTAGCAGAGTGAATATCTAATTCAATTGAACCACCATCCCTTAATTTCTGCATCATACCTTGCTCATATCTTGGGTCTAACTCCACTTGCTGACACACTATCTCTAAATTAGATACTTCGTATTTAGCATCATATTTAGTTGGGGCTGCTGGGGTAAGAGCAATCTCCGTAGCCCCATCATTAACTTGGACACGCTTTCCATCAGCAGAAGCAGAATAAACAATAAAGTCGTTAGAAGTGATTGCTACACCAGTACCAGTAGCACTACTATTGCGAGTATTTGCGGCTAATGTTAACTTAACAAAGTTATTATCAATACTAATATCACTAATTACTGGATTGTAAGGAACATCACCATCCGTTGTTAAATTTGCTTGCTGATTAGGATTATCTTTCGCACAAATACCAATACGCTCA